ATGGCGAGTATTCAGAAGACATCCAAGGGCTACAGGGCGCAACTCAGCATAAAGGGCGTTCGCGATAGCAAAGCCTTCCCCACTAAGCGCGAAGCCGTCGATTGGGCCAATAGGCGCGAGATCGAGCTACGCGACGACCGGCCCAAAGGCGACACGCACAGTTTACGCGATGCGCTACGCAAGTATGCCAACGAGGTGTCTCCCCACAAACGGGGAGAGCGCTGGGAGCAAATCCGCCTCGCCGCCTTCGAGGGCTATCTGCTGCCACTGGATAAGATGATGGCCGATGTAACGGCTGCTGACATTGCGCTATTCCGTGATTCGCGCTCTAAGGCCGTAGGGCCGTCTTCTGTCATTCGTGAGATAACGGTACTGTCGAGCGTTTTTGAGGCTGCACGACGCGAATGGGGCTGGATACAGGGCAATCCCTGCCGCGACATACGAAAGCCTGCTGGAACGAAGCACAGGGAGCGCACCATACACTGGCGCGAGATACGGCTACTGCTAAGGGAAATGGGGTACGCCAAGCATAAGCGCGTTGCCAGCACAGGCCATGCGGTGGCCGTGTGCTTTTTGGTGGCATTGCGAACGGGGATGCGGGCGGGGGAACTATGCGGCCTGACTTGGGCGCATGTCCATGACGACTATTGCCATCTTCCGATAACGAAAAGCGGCAGGTCTCGGGATGTCCCGCTGTCATCGAAGGCGCAGCGGCTGCTGGCTCAGATACGCGGGTGGGATGATGAATTGGTGTTCGGCCTGAAAACGGCCAGCCTGGACGCTTTATTTCGTAAGTATCGGTCTAGGGCTGGGCTATCTGGCTTTACGTGGCACGATTCGCGCCACACAGCGGCAACGATGCTCGCTAAGAAGCTGGACGTACTGACGCTGTGCAAGGTGATGGGGTGGTCCGATACGCGGTTTGCGCTGGTGTACTTCAACCCCAAAGCCTCAAGCATCGCGGCGCTTCTCGGTTAGATACCGGCGCAATTCCTCCCCGGTAATCCGTCCGTCTACCGGGCGCAGCTTTCCCTCTGCGATGCGCTTTTGCAGCGTGTTATAGCTGATGCCAAGCCGCTCGGCGGCATCCTTCAAGTGGTAGCAAACCATACCTTCTATCGCATGGTTCGCGCCAATACGTGCAGCCTCGACCAGCATAGACTGCAATTCGTGCCGTTCGATTGTCAGCATACTTCCTCCTTAGCGTTTCCCATAGCACTGCACAATGACCCATCCGCCCACAACCAGCCCCACGCACACAATCAGCGCGCCGGGCAGGTTCACGATGCGTAGGAATTCGATTAGGTCGCTCATGATTCCTCCTTGGGAGCCGGTAGAAGGGCGGTCGCCTCTGCATGCTCAAGAATCGTTTTGCCGCTGGGCAGCAGGATCTGCCCAAGAAATGCGCCTTCGAACGACAAGATGCCGGTTTCGATAGCCATGACCTGGCCTTTGATCCAATCACGCAGGATCGAATACACGGCCACGCTGGCTATATCCATGGCCTTGCGTTCGTACTCTTGCCGGGGGGTCGTCCTACGGCTTGTCCAGGGGTTTTCCTTCAACCAAGCCGCTGCATATCCCTTTGTGGAGGCTTTGACACTGACCATCTTGCCGCGGTATTCGAATTGGACCAGCAGCTCGCCGGCAACGTCGTCGACCATGCTGCCGAACTTTGAGCAGCCGAAGGACCGCAGGACCTTCTGGATCTCGCCCAGGGCCTTGTCGCCACTGGTGGAAGAGCTATATGGCAGCGCCATCATTTACCTCCTGATTGTTGCGCGCGGGCGGCGTCGATGGCGGACAATCTCGACTCGAAAAGCACAGCAGCTTCGCCACAAACGTCAGCGAAATAACGCGCAGGCTCGCCCATGTAGTCCTTTTTAAAGGCGTGCCGGCTACGCTTCTCGGCGACACGAAGTTCCTTGATGTGGTGCTTTAAGCTGTTTGTTACCCACGGGCCACGGGATTCGCATGTCATCCACTCCGGACGCTCAGCATCGGCCTGCCCGGCTGCTGGTGGAGTGGGCGTCGCTATGCGTTGCGTGGCAACACGCACGTAATTCAGCATCTCTTCGTCGCTTGCTTCTGCCAGTCCCATGCGGGCGCATCCGAGGAATACAGCATCTGGCACGCTCGGCTGTGCGGCAACAACCTGCATGGCTTTCCAGCAGCCGATTGCCGCATCATCGCCCATGGCTTTCCCATATTTCTTATATGACCAATCACGCGCAGCATCGAGCATTTCTTTTGTCGGCTCGACTGGTTGCGGGGCGGCGTAAAGCTTAGTTCCCGGTGCAAGGCTCAGGCCAGTCTCCACGATAAATCCGTCGTCATTCACCCTCGCCACAGCCTCCCCGCGCTGCTGCCGGTCGTGGGCTATGGCCGATTCCCAAGCTGTCTGCCACATTTCCCATGATTGCGCCGTTTGGGCGAGCTTATATCCGCCGTCTGGCAGCCGCTCTATCGCTTGCGGCCACTCCCCTTGAGAGGACATTGATTCCTCGAATGCTGAGCGTGTGTCTTGGTTTTTCATATTTATTACCTCGCAATAAGCCAAACGCACCACGCGAAGAAAGCGACAAGTGCTAGAAAGTTGAAGTCCATCACTCCCCCTCGATGCGGCGGCGCGTAACCTCGTAGATTTCCACAGGACCATCCTGGCTGTATACCGCTGCGTAATGTTGGATTTCTTGCCAAGCGAATTCACGGCTGCCAACTGCTCTGGCTACTGGTATACCGTCCTGTACCAGCTCAAACTCTGTTTCTTCGTTCATTCGTTTTCCTCAATGCGGCGGGCGTGGTCGATGGCTTCCCGTATTGGCTTACCGCAATAGCAGCAAAATTTCATACTGTTTTCAGTCGGCGTGCCGTCGTATATTTCAAACAGTTGTCGGCACGACGTATCCCACGAATTGTCAGTCTCCGGGTCGTTGTGCCACACGCAGAATGCATCCTCCCGATCCTGCGATTGCAGGACTGGGCTGCCAAAAGCGACAACAACAGCTTGTGCTATTTCATCAGCCATCTCAGTTTCAGACGCTTCGACAAAGTCATCTGACCCCATCGTGTTGTAGCTCCAGGCTTCCCATACACGATTGCAGACATAGGTGGCTGTAAGATGGTCTCGCACAATGTCGGCAATGGCTTCTTCTGATGGCTGAGATTGCATGGCGGCTAATGCAGACCACCCGAACCAAGCGCCTTCCGTTAGTGGGTCATCGTATTTTTTACCAATCTCGTCGGAGAGACGCACAGGCAGAAACTTTGACTTGGCCCAATCTTCGAAGTCTACAGGCTGCGGTTGCAGGGCGGCTCGGCCTGCTTGGTACTCTTTCCAATCTGCCTCCATGCAAGCATCCAGGTATGTCTGATGTTCTGCATCTTCCGTCTTGATGGCGTTAACTTTCCAGCCCGCGTAAAATGCCTCGCGCTCTTGTTCGTCAGTCTTGGTTGTCATGATTGACCTCGATCTTAAAAGGGCACCGTCCACCAGCTTCGGCAGGCGGCATATGTGGATACCAGCGTGTCGGGTCATCTCGCTCAAGCTGCTTGCGTCTTGCGCATGTCTGGCAAGTGGGCGCGTCTGTGCCGGCACATCGGGAAATGTCGGAGGGTAGGGTCATGATTGCTCCTGTGCGAGTGCGGCGTCGGCCATGTCGAGAATGTCTCGGGTTGTGCGAGCGCCCGAATCTCCGAAAAACTTGTCTCGTTCGGTTATTGATCCTGAATCGCAGGCGGCCTGTAATGCGGCGGCCGTCCAGATAAGCGCCGCCCTCAGTTCTGCGTATTTCTCTGTCATGTCAGCACCCTATAAATAACGTAGCCCTCAATCGCCACGAATAGAAGTGCGCCGATCAGGATTAGCCACTCATTTCGGGGCGACACGGGCTCCCACGGCTCTGGATGAAAGTCGGGCGGCAGGTCGAAGTCGGGGTCTTGGCGCATAAATTCAACCCCGCCCAGCTATTAACCGGGCGGGCCTCATGGTGGTGGGGAATTGCTTACTTGATGGCTAAGCGAACGCCGGGGCGAATCTCGCAGCCGGGCACGGTGCCGCCTTCCGAAATGACTTTGTAGATCAAGTTTTTGTCCGGCTGAGGCTCGGGGATTGGCGGGCTTGTCAGGAAATCCTTAGGCAGCAGTTCGGGATGAATGATGTTTACCGATCCTTTTGCGCCCTGTACTGATACCGTGAAGGTGCCGGCCTTTACTTTGGTTTCGCCAGCCGCCTGCAAGCCGTACAGCAAGGCCTCTTTCATGCGCTTTACTGCCGCGTCTTGAGACTTGATTAGCGCGTCGAAGCGCTCCTTCTCTCGCTTGAAGGCTTCGATTTCCGCCTCTTTCTCGCGCATGACGATGCAGTATGTTTCCACCTTGCCCGGCAGATCGCTTTCGGCTTCCAGCGTGTCGGCAATAACATCATCATCAAGGCCCATCGCCCGGAGCCTGTCGGCAAGCTCGCGGTGCTGTGGCGCGATTTCGTACAGTGCCGTCATGTTCTATCCGGGCAGGTTATTAGCCCGCCCGGTCCTGTGGTCAAAAAGGTATGGAATCCTCGTCAAATTCCGAAACGTTGCCGGCTTGCGGTGCGGCTGGGCGGGGCTGCTGGCGTTGTGGAGCGTGATTCGCGTTCTGCGCTCCACCATCGCGGCTGCCGTGTAGCGTGATTTCGTCAATGCGAATGTCCGGGCTCAGTTGCTTGATGCCTTCCTTGTTCGTCCATTCGCGCAGGGTAAGAGTGCCGAAAACCGTTACGGGTGTGCCTTTTTGCAGCATCCCGGATATGGCTTCGCCTCTCTTGCCCCATACAGTGCAGCTAAACCAGTTGGTCGATTTCCTGTCGCCAAACCCTACGTCCGAGGCCATGCGAAATCCGCATATAGGATCGCCATTCGGGCTAAATCGAAGTTCCGCGTCTGCGACGACGCGCCCGGTTGCTGTGATTTTGTTCATGCTAGGCTGCTTCCTTCTGAGGTTGTGAGGCTGTTAATGCCGCCTGGAGTTTCTTTTCTTGCATTGGCGTGAGGGTGAACGCGGCCCGTAGTTTTTGGGTCGTGTATTCCCCGGCTAGGATGGTCTGTATGGCCTTGTCGAGTCTTTCATTGGAGATTGCGGGCGGCTTGGCAGGCGCTACGCACTCCTGATTGCTGCTTGCGGCGTTGCCATCGTCGTCTTCTGGCGCAACCCCGAAGGCAGCTTGCAGGCTATAGCGACGGGCGTAAGTGCAAGCGGAGCCGAAGCCTTGCGCGTCCATCTTGCTGGCCGGCACATTCAGCGTTCCGTTGCTCAGCGTTTCGCCCGACTCATGGATGATGATCGTCTCGACGGTGATGCCCCTGTCGTCATGGTGGAACTTCTGCATGAAGGCAAGGCCGTGCCGCTCTAATGCCGGCTTGATCGCGTCAACTACCGCGCCAAGGTCCGCGTACTTACTGCGAAAGTGCGGATTGGTCTTGTCCTTGCTCGCTTTCTCTATCTCGGCTTGCGCCTTGACGAAAGCCGCTGATACTTTGGCTGTCATTGTTTTCTCCTGGCTTCATTAATTTGATGGCTGCGCCCGCGCCTCCGCGCAGGTACGGGTCGGGATGGTCCGGCAGGAAATAGTCTTCAGGCTTCATGGCTGGCTCACTATCCACATCGCCACCGCCCACGCCGCACATATGCCAGCAGCAGTGATGGCGCACCATATAGGCGTCATTCGTGGCATGCGTCCGTCGTTCTCGGGGGTGGCGTAGGACATCAGCGTTAGCCTGTTGTATAGGGCTTTCATGATTCACCCCTTGCTTTGGCGATGGCTATGTCCCGTCGCTGTCGCCAGTCACCGCCGATACTGGTTTGTGATTCAACGAGCAGTGCCAGCAACTCCGTCGCAGCTGCCACTAGATCAGTGTTTGCCTCTGCCTCTGCAATTCGATCGAACGAGCCCGAGCACATGATGGTTACGCCGCGAAACGCAACTTTTTCTCCGTCTGGCGCAATGACAGAGCCGTACTTGTCCCGTTGCCACGGCCCCTCGGTAAACTTGTTCTCGCTCATTCCTCGCTCCCAATTTCGTCCAGCAGGTCGATCAGATGGCCCCGCGCATACCTCCAATCCGTGCTTGAGTTTCGGGCTACGTGCCGCAGGATTTCGAGCAGGGCGGGGAATGGCAGGTCGTTCAAGAAGTCGCTATCGACAAGCAGCGTTGCGATCTGCGCGGCGTTGCGTCCGTCATTGGTGTATTGGTAGCGATCCGCCAGGACGCTCAGCATGTCATTCAGATCAGCCGGGGCAGAGCCGACGAATTCGGGCGGCGCGACTCGGGCCGGATCATCCGGGCACGCGGCTATGCCGCCGCGATCAAGTACGTATGCCATTGCCTTCTCCTTTGAGTTGTTCGTATTGCTTGATGGTCTTGGCGCTGTCCTCGTCAATGATTTGCAGCGCAGGGGCTGTTGCTTCAAGTACATAGCCTTCCTCGGCAGTTCCCGCAGCAGCACGGCGGGCTCGCCTGAGTATTAATTCGGCGCGATAAAGCGCCTGCATCAATCGATGCTCGGTGTCTGTCATGGGGAATCTCCGGAACGGGAGTTTTGATACTGCGAAAGTGAAGAGGACTAGCAAGCTGCGTATGTGGCAACGCTTGGTGCAAACAGCCGTACTAGAACGTTGGTGAAATGAAAGGTCGCAATGGGTGCCATCGTCCACTGCGTCTTGCTGGCCCTCTGGTAGAGGCACGTTATGCCACTACCGGAAGGCCCTGCCGTTGACACCTTACATCGCGGGCAGGGGTTGGCCGGGGTGGTTATGGCTGGCCGGGCCGGGTTACTTGGGGATCATGGCGCGGATGGCATCGGCGCATTCTTCTGCTGACATCATCCGATTGGAGAAGCGGTCACATAGGCCTGCCGCCTCCTCCAAAGCCTCCCGAACGCAAGTATCCTTGTAGGCTTCGGCTTGGTCGGTGGTGATGAGGGCGATAGGCTCTTTACCGATGGATTCGGTCACCGCCTTGAGGTTGGTCTTTTCCTTCGACCACATGCGGATAAATCCGTCCTTAGCAATGTGCGCGTAAGCCACCGGCCCAGGCATTTTCACGGTGCTCATGCTTGGCTCTCCCAGTCGTCTATTTCGTCGCCAGTCTCCGGGTCATACCATTCGCTCCAGCCCGGTTTTCCGTCGCCATCATCGGCTTCGTAAATCTCAAGGCCGGCAGCGTTGCAATAGTCCGGCTTTACGTTATGCTCGTACTGGAACAGGTCATATTTCGCCAGCACATCGAGAATCTTCTTTGCTTCATCCGGCGTTGCTACGGGCACATGAAAAGGCTTCATCGGGACTTGCGGGATGTGCCACACGCGCAGGTCGCCTATTTTTGGTTCGGTTGCCATATCCTTCTCCTTAGTACATGTAAGCCTCCTGTCTTCAAGTGGCTTGCAGGTATGCCCTGTTGGGCAGGGCGGGGGGGGGGAGTTACCAGGGCTTTTCGACCTTGCCCTGATCCTGCAGGCTTTTTATGTGGAACAGGTTGGACAGCATGTCGTCCATATGTCTCGCCAGTTGCGTGCGCAGCCCATCTTTGAGAAAACCGGTGATGTTCTGCACATGCGCTTTCATGCCCTGGGAAAAGTCCTCTGCGCAGATTTGTGTCATCAGATATTCAGCACGGGTGACGGTGTTGTAGTCGCTAGTTGCCGCTTTTCCGGATCGTGGATCGACTTTCGCGCCCCAATACCCGCTGATCGTTTTTTCCAGCTCCTTGCGGATGCTGGTCTTGGGGCCTTCCGGCTCGCCCCAGGACGTGACGCGCTGATATTCGCGTTCGAATGCGCCTTTAACGGCCTCGTCGATCGCCGCCTGAATCTGCGCCTCGGCACGGTCAATAAAGATTGCATCCAGGCGTTTCTTGACCTCCGCCGCGATCAGGCTAGTTAGGTCGTCGTCCTGGCGCAGGATTTCGTCTGCCGCTTTACTTACGATTGCGTCCTTCAGGTCCTGCTCGTTGATGTTCAGCATGCTGTTCTCCTTTTTGGTTGTCATCAGTAGCGGCTCTCAATGAAAACCGCTGCGGATAACGCCCTATTTCTAGGGCCTCTCGTGCCGGCAATCTCTCGCCAGCTCTGCATCCCCGCGTTACCGGGGCATCCTCTCGCGTCGCAGGCTACGTTTCAGCAGTTCGCCTGGTCATCCGGTCACCAGTTTTCAGCACTGGCCGCATTCCTCTTTCGACTTCGACGGTGCTCTGTCCACGCATGGGCTTGCGGTCCTGCTTCGCTTCTCCTTCGCCCTACTAGGTGACTTCCGTCTAGCCGTTCTTTGCGTTGGTGAAGCGTTAGATCGATTAAAGCATGCTTTAAATAGAAAGTAAAGCATTCTTTAACTGCCAAGCGATAAAAAGCCCTCTGCGTGGAGGGCTTCATGCTTGCGGCTCTCTTTTACTGCGGGTCGCTACGCTCTATGTCGATAGCTGTGGCGATGCGGACCGCCAGCAGTTTCATTTCTAAAGCGAGGGCATGTACCAGTTTCAGATCGTCCATGCGTCGCTGCGCTAGCCTGTCCGGCTGCGTTGGCCGCGGACGGGAATTAGATGACACAAGATATAGGCCAGCCTTTTGCCTTTTAGAGGGAGGCTCAGGCTGAGATTCAATCGGCATTGTCGTAATTGCGTTACTATTCATATGCTACTGGTCCTCCTAGGATGGTGGCAGGCTGAAAACCGCGCCCTGTGAGTCATTAGCTCACAGGGCGTTTCCTTTGGTCATAATACCTGTATATTTATACAGCACAAGAGGCGCATCGCGGGCCCTGTTTGCTCTCGCCGGTAAGCCCTTTCCATCATTAAAGAAAATCAAGAAGTAGGGAAATACCCTTACAGCTCAATGCGTTCGGCTTACGCTGTCTGTATAAATATTGAAGCATATGAGGAAATAAGCCAATCCGGCGAACAGGAGCCAATCCCACCACTTTGACAGTATATTGACAGGGTCTTGCCGGCCTACATTCGCGGCATGACGATGAAAAAGAAAGCCCCAATCCGGGCGGATATCCGTGTAGCCGAAGAGATAAAGGAACGCCTGGAAGCCCGAGCGCTTCGGGAGAAACGTTCGCGCAACGCTCAGGCTTCCTATTACATTGAAATGGGATTGGACGGGCTGGATGCCCGCGAGATGGCGCAAGAGATTGCAGAGATGAATGCGAAGCTAGATGCGATACTGAGGCACCTGGAAAAGAATTAGGGCGTAAAAAAGCCCTCCGAAGAGGGCGCTATAACGCTCGAATCAGTAGCATTGAACGGTATAGCCGACCTTCTGACAAACCACTGGCCGCGGCTGCATCGGCGCTACCTGCCGGTAGGAGTTGGCCTGCATCTGCTGGCCATACGCACCCATAGCTGCCATCCCTTGCATATACCGCTGCTGTGCGTAAGCAATGTACTGATACTGTTGCTGTGTACAGGATGCGTTGCGACTCAAGAGGACCTTCTGTCCTCCGTCGAAATCCGAGTTAGGGTTTTGCACCATCAGGTTGCAAATTTGTTCGTTTGACATTTGGGCGAGCTGGGATGGCGGCATAGCGCAGCCCGTTAAAGTCGCCGCCGCTGCCAGCATGGCTATTTTAGTTATGCTTTTCATAGTCGGTTACATTCCCCTCGTGATGGAGGCCTTTCTGCGCGGCCGAGCTAGGCAGTCGACGCCATTGTCTTAATTGAGATGTCGGCCCCTTGTCGTTCCGCGTAGATGATAACGGACGTCTCGACTGCTGCGAGCTGCTCGTCGTTTAAGGCTTGGACCTTCTTTAAATCGATGCGCTTAAATGGCCACGCAAGTGCCTTCGGCTCTGCGTCTCCAATGCCAGTAGCCAGCCAGTACCCATCGATCCCCAATAGCCGCACCGCCTTTTCATGATTTTCTGCGGTCAGCGCCACAGTCGGTCCGTTGATGACTTGGCCGACCGCTTGAACGGAAATGCCTAAAAACTCGGCTAGCTCCTTCCGAGATCTCCCCCTCAATGCCAGGGCATATTTCAACCGCGCGCCATAAGTACCTTTCATAGCGAAAGAATACTTTCAATGACGTAAAGCATGGTTGCTTTGGCGGTTAAAGCATGCTTTAATAAGGCATGCAAAAAATTAAAGCTACTGAGTTGTTGGGCGGCACCGATTCGGCAGCGGCCAAGGCCATAGGCATAACGCCTCAGGCGTATTCGCAATGGCCCGCAGAGTTGCCGGCCCGCCTGGAAGACCGAGTGTTCGCCGCGCTGTACCGCCGCACCATCAAGCCAGCAAAGTCCAGCAAAGCCAAAGGAACGGCGCGTGCATAGCTTCAATTCCCACTCCCTTTCTTATTTTTTTGGTCCGGCACTTCGTCAGTCGAAAGCCGCCATGGTTCCCACTGTACGGGTCTTTTGCATCAGCCGTAATTCGCCCGTTTCCCTACGCTCGGCGGCTGCTGTTCGCACGTACAGCATCCTAATGCACCGTCACCGCGCCCTCATCACCCAGCCCCCAAGCGTGATTCAGCACCAGCCGCGCAAACACGCCTTCGATGTGATCGTCCGTCGTGTCAGCGAACGCATCGTAGGCAAGGTCGGCAGCGTGCGAAAACAGGGCGTCGGCAGTCTCTTCGCTCATCGCGTCATTTTGTGCGGCGCGTTGGGCCGGATCAATTTTTATGTTGTTCGTTTTGTCCATGTCGCCACTTTGCGCCATGTAGACGCAAATTAAAACGTTCGGGGAGCATAGATATGAACAGTGATTTAGCCGCATACGACACAGTACATGGACACAAGGGCGGCTCCGAGACGTTGGGGCCGCTTGTTGGCATTAGCCCTGCCGTGCTGCGCAGCAAGGTCAACCTGAGCAATACAACACACCACCTGACGTTTGCAGAAGCCCGCCGCATCGCCGGCATGACTGGCGACTTTCGCATGCTCAAGGCTTGGGCGAACGAAGCCGGGTTCCTTCTGGTCAAGGCGCCCGAAAGCTGCGCTAACGAATGCGACATGAGCGTACTCGAGCAAATGGCCGGCTTCATGGTGGCCTGCGGCGGCTTCGGCGCGGAGATTCACGCATCGCTTGCTGACGGCAAGATTACCAAAGACGAAATCGCCAAGGTCGAAGACAAGGCCCGCGAAGTCATGCGCTCGGCAGCCGAAATCAAGCAGCGCATGGAAGGGATGGCCGAGTAATGGAAGCCATATCAGGAACCCGCCGCGCCATGAAGGAAATCCCACTAAGTGGCGGCATGTCGGCATTGATCGATGCGTCCGATTATCCGCTGGTATCGACGTATACATGGTGCGCCCATCGCATAGACGGATCAATTTACGCGGCAACCAATATTCGCGACGGCGAATCGACTCATACAGTCCACATGCACCGGCTGCTTATGACGCCCGGCTCGATGCACGTAGACCACATTAATGGCGATGGGCTGGATAACCGGCGAGAGAATCTTCGCGTCTGCACAAACGCGCAGAACCGCCTCAATTCACGCCGGTATCGCAACAACACGAGTGGGGCGAAAGGGGTGTCCTGGTGCAAGAAAACTGGCAAATGGTATGCCCGGATTGCAGTGGACGGACGCCGCGTATTTCTCGGGTTCTTCCCCACAATTAACGAGGCTTCCGATGCTTACGCGAAAGCCTCTAGCGCTATGCATGGCGCATTCGGGAGGGTTGCATGAACGCAATTTCGGGAACACGTCGATCAATGCGTGAAATGGCTGATGGAACGATCCGGGTACAGATCGACATCGACCCATCATGCAAGGACCAGTTTCTTTCGCTGTTCAAGAGCATCGATATGCCGGTCGCCATCGCTCCGCTACGTGCTGACTTTGAGCAGCGCAAGCCGGAAGAAAAGCTAAAGGGCGGCGAGCTGGCGAGGCTTGCAGGCATGTTTTGCCAGAACGCTGACTTCCTCGAATGGGGCAACTTTTCTAACGAATCCATCGCGGCAGAGTGGGTCCGGGAAATGTGCGGCGTAGATTCCCGTGCCGACATCGACCACGACATTGAAGCTGCCGCACGCTTCCATGAGCGCGTCCGCAAGCCGTTCATCGAATGGAAGGAGAGCCGGCCATGAACATCAAGAAAGGCGATTTGGTGATGGTGGTGAGGCCGTCGCCATGCTGCGGGAACATAAACGCGATTGGGATCACATTCATTGCGATGCCCAAGACAAGCCAAAGACTGAGGTGTGCATATTGCGCTGCCCTTACAACGACAGGGCATTTTCTTAATAGCTCTACGGGGTATGGGTATCCGCCTTCACGCCTCAAGAAAATCGACCCTCCATCCGAAGGCGATTCCCTGCCGACAAGGAAAGATATTGAGGTGCCGGCGTGAGACTGCTTATCGTAAATCTCGCCTCATTGGCATGCGTGGTAGGCGCGACGCTCTTAGCGCTCAATGGCATCGAAGGATGGGGCTGGTTCCTGTTCGGTGCGGTTTTGGTGCATACGGCATGAAAGGCCGCGCACCCTCGGCCGATCAGAAGCGGCTCCACGACATGCTTGCTAGCGAAATAGGCTGCATCGCTTGCGCCAAGGACGGCATGTATACGCCTCACGTGAGCATCCATCACATAGACGGCAGGACAAAGCCGCATGCTCACTGGCTCGTTCTTCCGGTATGCGGCCCGCACCATCAAGACGCCGGCATTCCTGGCGTACCAGCGATTCATCCTTGGAAGACCCGCTTCGAGGCGAAATACGGCACTCAGCGCGATTTGCTGCGCGAGTGCATAGAAACACTGCTGGATCGTGGCTGCGTCGTGCCAGAGGGCGCATTGCAGGCGGCTGGCGTGGAACCAAAAACAAACCCGGCATCGCTGGCAGGCGATCCGGGCCTTTCAATCGCACTCGCATAGGAGCCGTGCAATGAACAAGTCCATTCTACTAAAGACAGACCAAGCCATCAAGGCCCATCAGATGGCTATGGCAAGAAACATAGCCAAGCTCACGACTCGCAAGGCGCAAAAGCAACAGGCGCACATGCTCTGCGAATCGCTCAAGCAAAGCATCATGGCGAGGGCATAGGTATGGCGCGAATCAGAACCATCAAGCCGGAATTCTTCACATCAGAAGACATCGTGTCTTTGACGCCACTTTCACGCCTCTTTTACCAGTCCTTGTGGTGTGAGGCGGATCGTGAAGGGCGCATGGAGTGGAAGCCGCGAACCTTCAAGTTGCGCTACTTCCCGGGCGATAACTGCGACATCGAGTCTATGGCGCAAGAGCTTATCGACGCCGGGCTGGTGATCGTCTATGAAGCCAACGGGAAGCAGTACGCAGAGGTTCCCAGCTTCAAAAAGCATCAGGTCATCAACAACCGGGAGGCAGAAAGCGAAATTCCGCCACGCGTCACGAATGAAAACCACGCGCCTTTCACGCGTGAAAGTGGCGTGTTAGCGGAAGGGAAGGAAGGGAAGGGAAGGGAAAGGAAGGAAGGAACTACTACATTGCCTTCGGCGGATGTCGCCAGCGATGCTGACGACCATGCAGAACCGGGCGTACCCCCATGCCCCATCCAAGCCATCGTAGATGCCTACCACCGGCTAATGCCGACCAATCCCCGAGTCCGTCTGCTGGACGACACAAGGCGAAGGGCTATCTCTGCCCGATGGCGACAGGCATCCCAACTGACCATCGGTCCCTTTGGCTACAAGACCCGCGATGACGGCCTGAAAGCCTGGGAACAGTTTTTCGAGATATGCAACGAGTCGGACTTCCTGACTGGCAAAGCGCCTCCGGGTGTTGGCCGGGACAAATCTTTCGTTGCCGACTTGGATTTCCTCACGTCGCCCAAGGGGTTTAAAGGCTGCATCGAGAACAAGTACCACAGGGGGGTTGCATGAAGCTAGCCGAACAATTCCAAATTCCGCGCAGCGACGATGCCGAGCAAGCCGTTATCGGCGGGCTGATGCTGGACAACGAGGCGATAGACCGCATTGGCGACCTGTCAGCATCATCCTTCTACCATGCCGAACACCGTTTGGCCTACGCGACGATATGCAGCCTCATCCAGCAGCAAAAGCCTGCTGACCTGCTGACCGTGACGGACGCCTGTCATGAGCTCGACATGGCGTACCTGCACAAAATCATCGAGTCCGTACCGAGCGCCGCGAACATCGGACGCTACGCCGAAATGGTCAGGGAAAAGGCCCTGATGCGTGGCGTGCTGGCCGCTGCAAGCAAGATTCAGGAAGTGGTCGCCACGCCCGGCAAGAAGGCTGCGGAAATACTGGACGCTGCGCAATCAGAGCTATCCGCGCTTTCGGATCAGACGGTCAAAAAGGAGCCGGCCAGCATCCTCGAGGCGATGAACCGATACCTTGCCGTCCTCGATGAGCGCTTTGCCGGGACCGCTAAGACCCTGGGCCTGCCTACCGGTCTATCGGACCTCGACAAAATCCTGAATGGCGGGCTCCGGCGTGGCGGGCTTATCACCATCGGCGCCCGGCCCGGCATGGGCAAATCTGCCTTGGCCGAAACGATCGCCTGCAACATGTCGCCCGACTATTCGGTGCTGTTCCTGTCAATGGAGATGCCAGAAACCGAAGTCACCGAGCGGGCCGTCGCCAATTGGGGCAAGGTGTCCGCCTCGAGGCTCGCAACCGCTGCGGTCCTTGAGGACGAGTGGCCGAAAATCACATTAGCGGCAGGGCAGGCGCAGGCCGCAAACCTCTTTATTGACGATCAGCCCGGCCTGACCCTGCTGGAAGTCATGACCAAGGCCCGGGGCGTCAAGCGCAAACACGGCCTTGATGTACTGATCATCGACTACCTGCAACTTATGGCCGGCAGCGAGGAAAAGCGTTACCAGCAGATCGAGGCCATCACCAAGGGCCTGAAGATTCTCGCCAAGACGCTGAATATTGCCGTGCTGGCCCTGTCGCAATTCTCCCGCGAAATCGAAAAACGCCCGAACCCGCGCCCGAAGCCTTCGGACTTTCGCGACGGGGGGTCTATCGAGCAAGACTCGGACGTTCTTTTGGGCCTGTACCGAGAAGAGCAGGACAAGCCCGACATCGAAACCATCAAGGGCTACGCGGAACTGTTCGTCATGAAGAACCGCCAGGGCAAGACCGGACAAGTCAGCCTCACGTATCAGGGTGAATTCATGCGCTTTGAAAACCACTTCGGAGCCCGGCCACAAGCGCCGCAACAAAAGAGCAGGGGGTTTGCATGAAAAAGCCATCCTATCCCGCCATCGTGAAGGACACGGCAATGAACGCCATCACGTTTTGGCGACATATGCCCGAGGCCATAGCTTCGGTTCTCCGCGAGGCCTTAGAGCTATGCGACTCCATCTTTAGTTTGTTGGTCCGCATAGTGGCCGTAGCCCTCGTTATTGTCGTGCCGGCCCTCGTCGTGATATCGCCCCTCACTGGCTGGATTGCATATCGGCGGAGAGCCAAACGCCATGAGCGGGCCTGCGAGAACTTCGGAGAGGGGCCATGACACCCGCCCAAATGCAAGCCCATTGCGGCCACGCCCCAGCCTACCAAAAGGGCTGCATCCCATGTTCAGTTCGCTACATGAAGATGCTACGCAGCCCCGACAAGCGCCTGACACGCAGATTGCAGGACGCGCACCTAGCCGGGCTGTCCGGACCGATTGCGGAGCAGGTCAAGGAGATTTTAAGAGGGGAGGGGAAATGATGACCGCTAGAGAAGGAATAGTCGCGTCGATCTTATGGCTCAACAAGAGGCATGGGCTGATCAAGATCGCATCGCTCCTGATTTTAATGCTGACCGTAATGCCATTCATCTTACTGATTGCGTCGTTTTCCCAGAGATTCGAGCGCTTTTGGGATGAGAGCGTGTATGAGGCTTTCGAGGCTGGCCGTGATTAAAGACCGCCTAACCATCATCCTGCCCTGGCCCGACATGTCCCTCATGCCTAATCGCAAGAACGGCAAGCACTGGGGCAGCACTCAGACGGCCAAGGTCCGAGCGCGGCAGGATGGGTACTTCGGGGCGAAGCAGGCGGCGGCCACTAAGGCGCTGAATTTTCCCGAAAAAATCCCGCTAAGCATTGATTTCATTGGGCCTGACAGGCGGCCACGTGACATCGACAACTTACTCGCCTGCATCAAGCCCCAACTTGACGGCATCGCCCAAGCGTTAGGGGTAGACGACAAACGATTCCGGCCTATCACCATCAATGACGGGCTGGACACCAAAAAACAAGGTTTCGTAAAAGTGGAAATAGGGGCATGAAAGACAACATAAACCAGCGGTATTCCCGAAATGCCGAAATTGAATGCACCAAGGAGGCAGCATGACCAACGCCCAACTAAAAGCCCTAGTCGCCGAACGCCTCGCCAAAGACGGCATCTGGCTCAATACCGCACTTCCTTTACGCGAAATCGCCAAGAAGGTCGAAGAGCATACCGGCCAGCGCAAACGCTACAGCGAAGGTCAATTCGACTTCCTCTACCGCTACGCAGGGGTCGCGCGGCAGTCCGGCCGGTACGTTCCGGAATTCCGCCCGATGGACCCAGCCAAGCACCGCCATCCCCGGGCAGCAGAAATAGACCGCGATCAACCAAGGCTGATCACGCCAAACGGGATAGGCAACGACCGGGTAAGCAGCGGGTATCCGGCAAGGGTGTGGGGGTGAGTATGGGCGACGACGACATTGGCTTGGCGCTCGTGATGTTGGCAATCGTCCTTGCCGTGCTAGCGCTGACGCTATGACTTGGCAGCATCGGTACGAGTTGGGCGACCCTATGCGCGTCTTGGAACGCAAGCAAGAGCGCGCAGCCAGGACACCAAAGGGCAAGCAGGAAAGGGCGAGGCAGGCAATTGAGGCATTATTCGAGAGGAAGCCTATGACGGAAGACCAAAGCCAGCAGGTGGAAGCGTTATTGCTCACGTGGTACGAGCATGAGCGGGCCTACATGCCCAATCTCGGAGCGCCGCGCGTCTCGGTATCCTGCAAGGGCCACGACCCGGGCGAAGTTCACGACGATGGCGACGACCGGGACGCCAAGCTAGCCAAGATCACGGCTGAGGCTGTCGAGGCTTGTGTAGACGAATTGCCGGTCCTTCAGCGAGCGGCTATTGGCGTGCACATGCGAAACCGCACGGCGGGCATGAGCGTACACCGCAACCCGCGCATTGAAGATCAGCATAGGGCGTATCAAGAGGCTAAGATGGCGCTGTGGCCGAAACTAAAACGAAAGGGGTTGGTGAGATGAAAATTGAGCCAGGCTATTACTGGTACAAGGGGCCGTTTTTTGGGGATATGGGCGGCGGCGATGATTGGGAGGTGTTGTATATCTATGATGATGGCGAATTCTCCCGCCACGGCCTGGACGTCCTAGGCGAAAAGAAAGACTTGGAGAAGATGCAGCGGCAGGGCAGGCTTATAAGGATTGAGCCGCCCAACGAATGAAACGAAAGGAGTTGGTGCGATGAACTATCGATTCAAGGTTATAGAACCCAATCAATTACCCGCCGAGGCACGCCTCGATACATCACTGACGTCTTGGGATCCTAGCGGCTTCGACTACATATTCAATCGGGCAGATTGTTTGGAGGGGTGGGATTTGATTCAAGTAGTTCCAGCCCAGCAGCACCGGCAGATGATGCTGGTCTATAGGAGGCGAGGCGAGTGACCAGCATACTCAACGAGCTACGCCTAATCCTGGCATACAAGCTTTTGGGCTGGGTGCTGACGCTAGCGCCAAAGGATACGGACGAGGGGCGTGATTTGGTGCGAATGTTGGCATTGCAGGAAAGCAACAAATGATTGCATTCTGTCGAATATCAGGCGATAATGAGTTGTCGGGCTTTTTGCGCCCGCAAGAATCGCAAGCCCTAGTCGAGAAATCGCCTGGGGCTTTTTGCTATCCTAGCCATTTACTAGGGAAGCCAGCATGACCGAAGAACAAAGAGCCGAGCTTACGCGGCTGGTTGCCGAGTTAAGGAAAGTCGCCCAGCCTGTTGGACCAATACACTCATGGTGGGATCTGATTTTCGACGTTGAAGCAGTTCTAAAAGGGCGCAGATCGATTCTGACCCAAACCCCTGAAAAGTGGATTGCGGACTGCCGGACCTACTTAGGCATTAAAGAATAGCGCCTGATTGGCGTACCATTTTCCTGTTGTCTCCTAGAGCTGTACCTTAGCGCCCGCCTGAGTCTCACGATTCGGCGGGCATTCTTTTTGGAGTTCGTAATGGGCATCGATCTTGAAATGTCGGCGTGGCTGTCAGCCTTTCGCATCGAATACATGCGATTGACCGGGAAGGCCGTGGATGAGGCAGCTCAAGCCGCGTTTGATTGGGTTGGAGCCAATGCCGATTGGCGCAGTGTCATTCCCGAGCAGGCGGCAGTATTGGCGCAGCCGCACAGCCTCTACGCGAGGCTGGGTTGATGGAAGGCTGGGATGGCTGACCCAATCGACGACTGCGACGAAGAGCTTGATGAGCCAAGCGCAGAAGAGATAGCACGGCAGTATGTGAGGGAGCATGGACGCGAGCCGGATGAGGAAGAGTAGGTATGGCAACGCGAACGCGCCTCCCTTGTCGTCACAGGGGGTGCGCTGCATTAGTCAGCAAGCCCGGCTATTGCGAGGCGCACGAGCATGAGGCGCCAGCGAGACAGGCGGACAAGCATCGAGGCAACAGCGCACAGAGAGGGTACGGGTATAGGTGGCAGCAGTTCAGGGCCAGATATCTAGTTCAGCATCCGCTGTGTGTTGAGTGCGGCAAGCATGGAAGGGTAACGGCAGCAACGGACGTTGACCACATCACGCCCCATCGAGGTGACATGATTAAGTTCTGGCAAGGGCCGTTCCAGTCGCTATGCGGTCCATGCCACAAGGCAAAGACAGGGCGTGGCGAGTAGAAAATCAGAGGCTCTACAAGGCGATGGCAGCGAGACTGGTACACGGGTACTGGTGGCGTCCGCCGAGGGCCGTGCGAGGCCTCCTGTGGGGCCGCCCGGGGCATCAAAGTTCAGTGGCTCGGCCTTCTAGACCGCGCCCCCAGTCACATTTTCACGAGCGCGAAAAATGAAACTTAGGGTTTGGCACTATGGCAGGCGTTGCGGGTCGCTCAGGGCGTAAGCCAAAGCCGACGAACCTAAAGGAGGCTGCCGGCAACCCCGGAAAGCGCGAGCTAAACCTTAACGAGCCTGACTTCGGCCAGGTGCAGAACATTGACTGCCCGGAGTGGCTGAAGGGTCACGCTCAGGATTTATGGGAGCACTTAGCCCCGTTGCTGTGCGGCCAAAAAGTGATGCAGGCTACCGACATTCAAAACCTTGAGGCTTATTGCGCCGCTTATGGCCGGTTCAGGCTCGGGGAAGAATCGGTGAAAGAGGACGGCATCGTGGTTTCTGGCGCACAGGGCGGCGTCGTGAAGAACCCAGCAGTCACGGTGATTAACGAAGCGCTGCGCCAAATGGCGAGTTACGGCGGCTTGCTTGGCCTAGATCCGTCTAGTCGCCAACGTCTACGCGGGCCAGAGAAGCCCGGTGGCGGAAACCCGTTTGCGGCATTGATCAACTGATGACTGACACTAACTGTCCGTCCGTTGCGCAGGCAAACCAATTTGCCCGCGATGTCGTCAATGGGAAGATTCCAGCAGGCCGTTTAGTGAAACTGGCTTGCCAGCGACACCTAGACGACATTGAGTCGAGCAAAGATAGGGATTACCCGTACCGTTTCGACCATGAGGCGGCGGAAAAGAAGATAAAGCTCATCGAGCATATGCCACACGTTAAGGGCGAGTGGGCGTTCAAGCGGCAATTGGTAACGCTAGAGCCCTGGCAGAAGTTTGGGCTGGCCTGTACGTTTGGCTGGCTGCGCAAAGATTCAGGCCTTCGCCGGTTTCGCGAGTCATATTGGGAAGTGCCCCGCAAGAACGGCAAGTCAGTCGTTGCGGCTGGCGTTGGTATTGGTATGTTCGTGGCGGACGATGAGTTCGGCGCGGAAGTGTACTCCGGCGCCACAACAGAAAAGCAGGCGTGGGAGGTGTTTAGACCGGCCCGGCTGATGGTGCAACGATCTCCGATGCTGGTTGAGGCGGCAGGCATCGAGGTCAACGCCTCGAATATGAACAAGCCGGCTGATGGCAGCAGGTTTGAGCCGCTTATTGGCAACCCTGGCGACGGGTCTAGCCCATCCTGCGCAATCATTGACGAGTACCACGAACACGCAACGGCCACACAGTACGAAACGATGCTGACCGGCATGGGCGCACGCCGCCAGCCGATCATGTTCATCATCACTACTGCTGGGTCCGACATCGAGGGCCCTTGCTACGACAAGCGGCAGCAGGTTATCGAGACGCTTGAAGGCACGGTAGTTGATGACGAGCTATTCGGCTACGTTTGGACGATTGATGAGGATGATGATTGGGCGGACCCGAAGGTTCTAGCCAAGGCAAACCCGAATATCGGCGTGTCGGTGTACCAAGAG